AACAATTCCATAACTGAAGTTCATCAAGTCTACGTTTAGGAACATCTTCCGATCTAAAACCTCTCTGTATGAAGGCAGATATCGGGAGACGATAAAAGATAGCGCCATTCTCCATAATCGCATGCCATAAAATAGAGCGTCCAGTAACAGCTGAAAGACCAAAAATGATACAGTCTTCAACTTCTCCATGATGTTTTTGTAAGTCATATAAATATTCTCTCCTTATTTGGGCATAAGTAACTGGTATGTTTGCATTCAAGTAAGCCATAGTTATCCATTTATCTCACCCCAATTATTCCCTGATTCATAATCAACTTTATTGGGAACCTCAAGACTAACAGCGTTTTCCATAATTTCAATTACCTTTTTTGCCTGATCTTCATTTTCAATAGATAGATCAAGTTCATCATGAATCTGTATGTGGGGTATGATACCTTCTTTGTATAATTCTAACATTGCTTTTTTTGTCATGTCAGCTGCACTACCTTGAATTAATTTGTTTAATGCTTTGTATGTGTAAGCTCTTTTAATCCCTGGTCCATGTTCTCTGAGTGCATCCTCGTGTGTCATGGCTTTATGCATACCAAAACTATTAGGTTCCCATAGATGAAACCTGCACAGTCTACCCAACAGGGTACGTATCTGTCCTCTGTCCTGAGCTCTGTTAGATGCTTTGTCCATAAGCTGTTTAACAAAAGGAACCTTAGCATGATACTGATTAAACAGATCAGCAGCTTTTTCTTTAGTTACTCCTAGCTCTGCCTGTAGTTTAGCTTTACCCATACCATAAAATAATCCAAGATTAATTGTTTTTGCCTGTGATCTAGGTATGTCTGCCATATCTGCTACGGTCTGGTGAAAGTCTGAGTTAGCATCTGTTTGATAAGAATCTACTACATCATAAACAGAGGGTAATTTGTACAAAGAAGCATAATGCACTACCAACCTAGGCTCTTGCTGAGAATAGTCAAATACACCCCATGTATGGCCCTCCTCAGGTATAAATAATGACCTTATCTTAGGTCCAAGATCCTTATTTCTTGCAGGTATCTGCTGTAGATTTGGGTTCTGATAGGAGAACCTACCAGTGACCGTGCCACCCCCAGCATTACGTAATTGATTTATTTCTGCATGTATTCTACCCTTGTGTTCGTGACGTAAGATAGAATCTATAAATGTTGTGTGTGCTTTGTTAATCTCTCTTGCCTGTGCAATCATTCTTACAACAGGATGTTTGTGTTCCTGTAAAAAGTTTTTTGTAAAACTAGGTGCCGCAGTTTTTTCTGTTCTTGGATATTCTAGTCTCAACATATCAAATACATTTGCTATAGATCTAGCTGCCCAGATCTGTGTATCAATATTTGTTTCACCTTTTATTTTGTGTAATAATTCTTGTTCAGATTTTTTCATTTCTTTTTTCATCTGATGTGCACGTTCAATATCTACACGTACACCCTTGAATCTCATATCAACCAAACAATGAAACAGATCAGACTCTAGATCAAATATATCTTCTAGGTCCTGATTAATAATTTCTTTTTTCATCTCCTGCCAAAGTCCCAATGTAACCTCCGCATCACGTTCTGCATATGCACCAACATGCATTGATGGTAATTTATACATTTCCGATTTAGGATCTATACCCCAAGACTCTGCAGCTTCTGCAAGTGCAGCTTCGTTCTTACCATAACCAAGATAATTCCATGATAAACTATTAAGATCATATCTAAATCTATTTTCATCAGTCACAGCTGCAGCTATCATTGTGCATGCAATGTCACCATTTATTTTGAAACCCATTGCTTTTAACCAACAGACATCATAGATAGCATTGTGAAAAACTTTTGTTGATGGTGACTCAAGTATATCTTTTAACCAGGACAAAACTCTTTTTTTATCCATGTTACCACCACCTTCGTGTGCGATAGGAAAATATCCTTTGTAATGTTTTGTTGCAACAGCAATACCTATGACCTCACCATTACCAATAACAGAACCAGATCCTCTCTTTATAAGATCAGGATCTCTTGTCTCCAGGTCAATTGCTATCTCATCTACTTGACGTAGGTCTGGAAACTCTGTAGGAATATTCCATTCCGTTTGTGCTTCGAACTTAGGAATTTTCATTATAATCCCTTTCGATAATCATTTCTATAAAGTGTATTGCTTTCAATAAATCTTGCTTCTTTCCTTTGTCTCGATGACGTATTATGTATTTTATAGCACAACCCTCAGGATATAGCAATTCATTCTCAACTACAAACTTGCTAGGTTGAATTTTATACTTTTGATAGTGACTCCCGCCGTGCTGCTTATCCCAAACTTTCGATGTCATAACCGTGTTCCTCCTTTTTTGCTGACATGATGTATAGATTTTGTTTTGTTCTTGTTACACCAACATACCAGACTCTATTTTCTTCATCAGCTTTGTCTTCATTTTTTTCTGCTGACTCTCTTATTGTTTTTGTATTATCTAAAATTAATAATACATTCTCAGCCTCACCACCTTTTGCTGCATGTATTGTAGATAACTTTACTCTAGCATCTTTTGATAATTTTTCACCCATGCGTAACATCTCACGTATGTATAGACACTCTTCATAATCCAATTGAAACTCATCAAACCATTCTACATCTTTTGAAAATGTAAACTCTGATAAGTCATACATTTTTTCCTCTGTTGGTTTGAGATTACTATTTGCACATTCTAAAATATCTTTTACTTCTGATAGAGATAACAATTCACCTTTTTGCCATCTAATGTAGTTTAGAATAGTTCTAAACAATGACACCTTGTAACTCTTACGATTCTTGTATTGAAAGTATACACCCCTGTTTTTTAGTGATGGCATAAGCTTGGTCAGCCTATCATTGTACCTTGCCAGGATCAGCCAGGTTCCTTCGTGTAGTGGTAGACCATCAATGTCTGTAATATATTCTACTTTTCCCTCCTCATCTCTTGCTTTCCATTGTTTACGCACCTTATTTAAGTCAGATATTCTGTCTAATATCTTATCTGCTATGCTCTGAACAGACCTTGGAACCCTGTAAGATTGTGGCAAAATTATGACTTTTTTACATTTTTCTTGCTGAAATTTTTTAACATCTGCGCCTGCCCAGCCATAAATAGCTTGATCGTCATCACCAGCTAGTATAACATATTTGGTATTTTTCTTGATTATATCTACCATTTTCCACTGTATCGGTGATAGATCCTGGGCTTCATCAATAAAAGCTACGTCAAATTTTGGACACAATTCGGACACATTAAATTTCTCAATCATATCTGTAAAATCTACCAGTTTGTATGAGTCTTTGTAGTTGTCTAATTCATCTGAAATAATCTGTAACAATTGTCTATTCATCTCCTGTGAATACATATCTGTATTGTATTCATCTTTAATTTCTATTTCCTTGATCCTTGCTGCATTGATAAGGTTGAAGTATTCACTATTAGAATCTACAAATCCTGTTGTCTCCTGTCCATTAGAATATACTGTCATCTCTATGCCTAACTGTCTACCTATGTCTTCATAGTGTTCGTCCTGCATAACCTCAGATTTTTTAAGTCCAAGCCTTGTGAATGCCAGAGAATGTAGGGTCCTAAAATATTTCAAATCTTTTCTACTAAAAGCTGTGTGATAATCTAACATTCTATCAATAGCTTCATTAGCTGCTTTGGTTGTAAATGCAAAGTACCCTATCTTATCAATAGGTGTACCAAGTTTAAGAAATGTTTTTACATAACTTAATAGTTTGGTTGTCTTCCCTGTTCCCGGAGGCCCGAATAATTTTCTACTGATCACATTATCTCCGTTTTATGTTTTATTTTTGTATGATGTATAGGTACCTCTTCAAACGATTTAATATTTATCTGCACAACATTTTTTGTAGACGAATTATATTTACCGGTTTCTTTTGACGGATATCTTTTCTGTTCTAAAAACTCTATCTCACAATCCTTGTATGTAACCTGCATTATACGACCAGTCTTATCTTCAGTGTATTTCCAATTCTTAGACCTAAGTTTGTCAAAAAATTTATCAAATTTAAAATATGCATAATCATTCTCTATCAATACAGAACCTGTTTTGAATGCTGCATCACTTGTAGCTCTAGGTCCATTTATTTTTGCGTGTAACACATCATGTAATTTTTCTTTTGGTGATGTGCCAATAGGTGGATGTACTATCTTTTGTGTTGCATACAGTGTATCCATAACTGCTTGTTCCTGGTCACCTTTAATTAATGGTGGTAGGAATCCTGCAGCTTTTGATATAGAGTTACGTCTTTTACGTTGATCATTTAGATGTTCTACAGATCTACAATGTACTGTCGCTGTACCAATACCATCTGGTTTTGTTACATCAAATTCATATTCTGGTTCTGGATCTAGGTCTATCTTCTTAAGATTTGTAAGCACAGGATAAGAACCTTTTGATCCTGCCAAGACTCCATATTTTTTCTTTACACAAATACCTTTTTTACAGAAATCACTGATTGGACTCTGTGTGCATGTATAACCTTTTGTACTTCTATTCCAAGATTTTACTTTTGCATTCAATACTTTGTCATCCCATGCATTTGCATGATCACCAGAAAAATATTTGACTGGTGCATTTTTTACTTTCTGTTGCCAGTTGTCTGTAAATTTCATCTTCATAAATACGTGGTAGTTGTACATAAATCTATCTTTGCCATCAAAGTTAGGGTCTTTTGCGAGTTTTGATAATACTGCTAGACATGGTGGACCATCTTTAAAATCTTCGTCCACACCTTCAAGGTCTTTGTTTTCTATTGAGTCTGTTATATCTGTAAGTCTTTCTTTGTCTGTCAGGTTTGCTTCAATTACCTGCATAAACTCATCCAGTGTAAACTGTGTGCCATCAGAGTTAATGGCTCTCCTATGATTGCCACCCAGGTATGGCAGATTTATAAATTGACCTGGACGCAGTTGTCCGGTCTCATTATCCTTGGTTAGTTGTGTTTGTTTTGGAAATATTTCTGTGTCTTGTTTTAATTTAAATGTTGGTAGTAGATTTGTTAGAAAAGATTTTACAAGAGATGCGCTCGTAAAAGCTTTCATAAATAAAAATAAATGTAGTCCACCACTTTTAGATGATACAGGTATCAGTGGTAATTTGTATTCTTGTATTGTATCTATGTAAAATTTTTTATCAAAATTGTCGTAGTCTTTTGGATCTATATCTATGACACCAAACTTAACCTCAGAGTTTTCATTACATGGTTGTATACCTATAGATAGTTTACCCTCAAGATGTGCTTGATATATATCATCTGTAAGGTCTTCGTAATTCCATCTGTATACAGGTTTCTTTTTACCTGTATCATGATCTATATAAGCATCAGGATGTTCGAAGTCAGCGACTCCATAGGCCTGCCTATATCCATTAAAAAATTCTATATATCTTTTTTCCATAACTGTAGCTGCGGGCCTTTCAGTCTCCCAATCGGCCCACACTGTGCACTCATTCTCTTAGAGAATTAGATAATGCTTTCCTTTGGTTTGTCCTCGCCATGTTTAGCTTTTACATTTCCTTTAGAAATATTCTCACTAAACGATTTAGCTTGACCATATAAGGATTGATCAGTTACAGGGCCAACTTTACTAACTTCCCAACCAAACCATGTGCCTTTATCGTTAGACATTTGGGTAGTCTTTAGTTTGTAAATGTGGCTGAAAGATGCCGGTGTAAACATTCCGTTTTTACCGTTCAACTTTATTCCAGACATCATTGAATTCCATTTTCTACTAATTTTTAATTGAGTAGATTTCATAGATATCAATGCTGTTGATGGACTATCTCCCATGATAATAACAAAGTGAGACGCAGTCTTCTCAATATAATTACCGTTAGGCAATCTATCTTTGTAGTTTGCATCAGCTTTTGTTTTGGACATGATATCAGAAGAAGAATCATAGATTGCAACTGGTGCACCTGGTCCATCTCCTCTATCCTTCCATTCGATGTATTCGAGTTTGTAAAAACATGGAACTACATCTATGCCTTTTACTCCATCGTATAAATCTCCAGTCACGGAATTAAAAATCATTCCGGGTTCTGCACCTTCAACATACTTACCATCACGTTTGTTAACCTCTGGTGAAAGTTGTCCTAGGATTTTAAGAAAAGGTAAGGCTAGATCTTCTTGACCTATTGCACCTAAACCTTTTGCTGCATCTTCTTCAAACATATTTGTTGGAAGTGGTGCAGTCTTTTTTTCTGCTACTTGGTTCATGTTTATTTACTCCTTGTTACTTTTGTTCTGTTTCCTGTGAACACATTAAAAAGATCAGAGGGCATCTCTTGTCCAGACTCTAGACGCTCTCTGACCAATGCTTTAAGTGTCATAGGTTCGACCTTAAGTTTCTGGACAGGTTCGTACCCTTGACCTTGCGCAAGGTTTGCGTATTCGCTCGCCTTGTTATCTTCGTTTCGACCAAAGGAAACTGTAATCTCATTTTTAATAAGATCACCTAGGCCGTTCTCTCGAAGCCATGTGTATGCTTCTTCTCTCTTACTTATAGATATAGAAGCACCATAAACTGGTTTTACTTCAACTGAAGAACCATCAGCTAGTTTTAATGTAGAGATATTCATCTCTTGCATCATGGTAGGTATCACCTCACCAGAAACTATCTCGATATGTTGTTTCAGTTTTTTTAATTCGTTTTCTTTTTCTATCAACTCGTCCTCTAATGTTTTTAGTTTTACGACTTGATCAGATAATGATTTAGCATCGTTAACAGAATTTAAATCTTCTCGTTGGTCTTGTTCAAAATCAATTGTCATTCACTTCTCCTTTCTCGTATAAGTTAATTGATATAGGATAATATTTTCTTTCTTGCTTATCCCATTTTAACAAATTGTATTTGCCGTTTGTAATATCAGATACAATAGAACATGCAACACCAATGATTGCAGGATCACCTGTTAATAATAAATAATCATCAGGTCTAAAATTTTTTAATAATTTTCTTAATTTAAAAATTAATGGACCCGGTGAAAAAATTATTTGTGAAAGTTCTGGTAACAACGGTATTACATCACCGTACTTTGTAGCACCTACAATATTTATTTTAGGTGTTCCAGCTTTTGTACCAGGTACTTCTTGTACTAAATAAACTTTTCTTTCTGACATTATTGACAAACAATATAATTATGTTTATATAGTTGTCAACTAGAAAGAAGAAAAATTATGGATTATAAATTTAAGACTAAGCCATATGATCATCAGATCAAAGCATTAGAGATGTCATGGGATAAACCATACTTTGCATATTTTATGGAGATGGGTACAGGTAAATCTAAAGTATTGATAGATAACATATCTATGCTTTATGATAATGGTAAGATTAATGGTGTTCTAATTGTGGCACCGAAAGGTGTTGTAAAAAACTGGTATGAAGGTGAGATACCTACACACATTGTTGATCACATAGATTACAAATCTGTTTTATGGCAACCACTAATTACAAAAAAACAAACTGCTTCATTAAATGGTTTGTTTGAAACAGGTGAAGACCTACATATATTAATTATGAATGTAGAAGCATTGTCTACGCAGAAGGGTTATGACTTTGCACAAAAATTTTTATTTTCTCATAGAGCATTAATGGCTATTGATGAGTCTACTACAATAAAAAACCCAGAGGCTAAACGTACAAAAAATATTTGTCAGTTAGGTTTGGCTACCAAATATAATAGAATATTAACTGGATCACCTGTAACCAAATCACCACTAGATTTATACAAACAATGTGAGTTCCTGATGCCTGGTCTATTGGGTCATGAGTCTTACTACACATTTAGAACCAGGTATGCTGTGATGAGAACAGCAAACTTTAGCGGTAGATCTGTACAGATAGTTGTAGGTTATAAGAATCTAGATGAACTATCACAAAAACTAAAAGCATTTTCTTATAGGGTATTGAAAGATGAGTGTCTTGATCTACCTAAGAAAACGTTTATGAAACGTACAGTAACCCTTACACCAGATCAAACAAAAGTATATAAAGAGATGAGCAGACTAGCTCTCGCTAGTTTTGGTGGTAAAATGATGACCACAGCCACTGTATTGACCCAACTTATGAGATTACAGCAGATAACTTGTGGTAATTTTACTGCAGATGACGGTGTTATACAGGAGATACCCACAAATAGATTGCCAGAATTGATGAATCTACTAGATGAGATAGAGGGTAAGGTTGTTATCTGGGCCCACTTTCAAAGAGATGTTCATAAGATAATCGAGGCCATAAGCAAAGAGTATGGTGCAGATTCTTTTGTAGATTATTATGGTCTGACACCACAAGAAGATAGACAAAAGAATATACAAAAGTTCCAGGACCCTGATTCTTCGGTAAGATTTTTTATAGGAACCACCCAGACTGGTGGCTATGGTATTACACTTACAGCTGCTAGTACCATGATATATTATTCTAACGGTTATGATCTTGAGAAAAGACAGCAATCAGAGGCTAGGATAGATCGTATAGGCCAAGAAAGACCTATGACATATATAGATATAATATGTGAGAATACTGTTGATACTAGAATAGTAAAAGCCTTACGTAAAAAAGTTAATATCGCAACGCAGATAATGGGAGAGGAGTTAAAAGAATGGATCTAAGACCAGGTGTAGTTATAAGAATGGGATTATGGATTAGTCTTGTTATGTGTCTGCTTTGGGTATTAAACTAGATCTTTTGCTTTACCTAAAATAGGTTTGTATTTAGTTTTACCCTCTGATTTGTATGCATGTAAGAAACTAGCTCTTGGTGTTCCTTCTATCCACGAGCAGTGTATCCATCCCGAGTTGGGCTCACCTGGAGTATAGAACTCGAGTATCAATTGATCTGGTGAAAGATTATTTTTAATCCAATCAAATAATTCAGCATTGTCCACACCAATACATTCAAAATCTGCCGCCTCAGCTTTTGCATGCTGCGATCTGGCCGAGCTGCCGATGGCTTCACACAATGCTACGCTACGAAATCCGCTGGTAATTTTAACTCTACCAAAGTGATCACGTACCGGCTGTAAAATATTTTCACACAATGCTTTTAATTTTTCAATCTGATCTGCATTAGGATTATTATCAATACCTTTACGTATTGCAGTGTCTGATTTGATAAGCTCTTGTAAGCTAAAATTACGAGATAGTTGCATTATTTCATGTAGTTCATGATTAAAGCGAGAACAAGAGATCCCATTCCTGCTACAATCATATATTCAATTCTTTTAATACGTTCCTTCATTTCTTTTATTTGTTCAAAAGTTTGTTTCTGCATAATACGACAAAGCTTTTCATGCTCTTCTATTTTCTGTAATGCAGATCTTTTAGCCATTATATTGTAACCCCCGCTACAATAGAAACCCGATAGGATAGACCTATCACACCGCCCAAACTTTTAATCTTGTTTATCATAATTTAATCTCGTCCAAAAAGTATAGCAAGTTTCTGTGCCGTACTCAAGTTGTTATACTGATTGTTATTTACCGTATTTGATAATAAATTACTGTCAACACTAGGTAGGTTTAATGTGTTTGGTGTCACAGGTGTTTCTTGTGCACTAGGTAGTAGTGGGTTTTCTATGAATGGAAAGTTTGGTTCTTGTAAAGAAACATTTCTCATTTCGTTTTGAATATCTGCTATTACACTTTCTGCTATTTCTAATGGACTTGCTTCTCCAATTGCTGCAGCATTTTCAGCAAACGCATTTCTAATATCAGGTGATATGTTAATTGGTCTAAAAACATTATTATCAATTGTGTTAACTTCTATACCAGAAAGTCTACCAACTGCAGTTCTAAATTCATCTTCACCTATACCTAATACTCTTGCAGCATCTATATCTTTTTTAAAACCTTGACGAACACCAAACAAAGATCTGTTTGCATTTATATATGCATCAACAATATCTCTTGGTTCTATTGGTCCACCACGTAAAGCTTCTCTTGTAAATAGTTGTCTAGATTGTCTAACACCTCTTTGATAATCTGCAATTTTAAAATTTATACTTCTTCCTGGATTTACATTTACAGATCTAAAACCAAACAGTCCTGCAAACTCGTCACCAAACTCAAACGTTTGACCATATTTATCAAACTTGCCTTTTGTTAAAACATCAACAGATTCTATAGATCTGTCTAATCTTTTTAATTGTTCAAATGAAAAAGGCATTTGTGCTTTAACTAAATGGCCCATAATCTTTTGAGCCTTGTCTCCAGGTAAATCTTGTGGATTAAATACTTGAAAACCTTCTCTAGTTCTACCGCCCCTAGCTAGTAAGTCTGCTACTGCTTCTGTCCAAATAGATTCAGAAATAAATGGAGATGCAAACTCTTTCATAGATGAAAAAGTACCTGCTATAAAATCATCCATTAAACCATCTTCATCTGTTCTACCATCAGCCACAGAATTTAATACAGTTTGAACTGGTCTTAATAATGTGTCGTATGCATTTGCATGACTAAAATCTATATATTTAAAATTACCTTCTTCATCTTTTATTGGTAAAAGTGTAGAGTTTTTAGACCAGTCTGCAACATATCTTCTTAATGCTTCTCTCTCTTCATCTGTTACATCGTAGATAGCTTGAAAAGCTTTTTGTGTTGCGTAAGGCACAGCTGCAACTGTTGTACCAAAACCAAATAATCTAGTGTATCCAATACTTTCAAAAGGTTTTATTGTAGTACCATCAGGTAATTCTATTACCTCATTTATCTCTCTAAGACCACGTCTTACAATATTAGTTCCTGTTCTAACTATCTCTGCAGGAAATGATACAAAGTTACCTATAGGTAATTTTCTTAGACCTTTAACAAAATCAGATACATAATCGTAATTTGGTATATTATTTTTAACAATATCTGCTGCTTCTTGTTTAAAAAATTGATCATCAACTGTTATATCGATACCATTTCTTTTTACAGTCATACCTCTTGTAACACCTTTATCTGCAAGAGCTTTTTCTAATCTTGTTTTTTCTGTAGCCCATGTTGCTATTTTCCAGAAATCATCTTCAGCTGTGTATAAATCTTGTGACACAGATTTTAATTTTGATAATGGTTTAAGTAACATTCTAAGACCTTTATCTGATGTCATAGTCTCACCAAAATTTACATCTTCAAGTAGTCTAGTTAGATCTCCAAGTCTTACGTTAGAGTTTACAACACCTAGTTTTAATAGTTCTTCATACAAATCATTTTGTTGCCTTGTTCCTTTAAGTGGTGTCTGTAAAGCTTGGTACGCTTGTTTAATTGCTGCAGAGTCTGGTATAATACCATTTGCTGTAGCAAACGCACCAGCAGATACAAAGTTTCTAACGTGTGTTACCGGTGATAAAATTGTTTTTGCAATTTGTGATAAACCTTTTGGATATAAAATTAAACTTTGATACAACTGTCCTAACATACCAGCTTTATCAAAAGAAAGTGATGTACCTTCTAATGCTTCTGCCATACCTTTAGTTGTATATAATTCATTAAGAGGATTTACAGACCCACCTTTAGCTGCAACACTAAGTGTCTTAGCTTGGTCCACTCTTATTTGTTGAAAGTCATCACCAAAAACTAATCTTGCTTCATCAGCAGTTTCAACAAACATAGGTTTCTTACCGGCTGCAACAAGTTCTTTATTTTTAGTAAGTAGGTCCTGAAAAAAAAGATTTCTTCTTGTGATCATAGACAGTTTAGCTGTACCACCTAGTATTGTTTGCATAGGATTTTGTTGTTTACCTAGGAGTTTTTCAAATACTTTTTTATCTGCTTCTTTAATTGCACCTGCAGATACAAGAGCAGATCCTCTTGATGTTACAACATCGTCTAATGTAGTTCTATTTACAAAAAAACTAGGTACTTCAAATATAGCATCAGATGGTTTATCCATTCTAATACCTTTTGGTAATCTTGCTGTTCTTAAAACTCTTGTTACAGCTTGTTCTGCTTGAAGATCTGTAAGTTCTTCACCTGCCTCTCGTGCACTAGATTTAAATACTTCTTTAGCCTCATCTATTGCTTCTTTTGTAGGCTTGTATCTAACCCACGGAAATATACTTTGATTTTGAAATATGTCATACGTAGACCCAATATAATTTTTAAACTTGTTACCAAATAAAGATTTAAATTCTTTAATTTCATTTTGACCTAAAGATCTTCCTAGTTTAGAAAACAGATCAGACCATCTTCCTCTTATTGTAGAAAGACTAGCGAGTATGTCCGTAACAACTTGGTCATCTACATTCATGTCTTTTAATTCTTTTACTAATCCAGCTTTTTTTGCTTCATCTAATTTACCAAATGTTGCAACACCGGTGTCATCTAGTTCTGCCTTACCAGATAACAACAGGTCATTTATCTTTGTTAGCATTTGTTTTCTTTTTGCAGCCTCTGCCTGATTCAATACTGTACGCATCGGTGGAAATACTTTGTCAATTGCTTGGTCTAATTCTCTAGATATATTTCTAGCACCTGCTGCATCTGCAGCTCTTTCACCAACTGATGTTCTTTCTATACCAAAAAATTCTTCTGTCTTACCACTACGTGCCCTGAACCCTGATGCAATCTTATCTATAAATGCATCAAGCTTAGAGTTTGCTACATCAAGTTGTTTGTTTCTATCTGTAAGTCTTTTAATTACCTTACCTGTACCACCTATAATACCGGTAAACAAAGCACCTTCCGTACCAAACTTAACTCTGTTTAATAATTCTCTTGTTGGATCATCATCTGTCGATCTATCTATCTTTGTTGGTCCACCTATAAGATCACCAAATGTACCTAACTGTTCTACGTCACCAACAAATACTGCTTCAGCAACACCGCCACCTAATGCACCTGCAATAAATTTATTTGTTTTACCACGAGCATTTAATTCTAGTGCTTCATCAACACCTTTTTTAAGATTTGGATTTGTAGTTTTAAAATATTTACCATTACGGCCAGCACGCATAGCATCATCTGCTAGTTGAGCACCAATTTTCATACCTCTTACTGCAGGTATACCAATGTTAACTAATGCTTCTGTTATTTTACCAGCTGCTGTTGCTTCTGCTTTCTCATCAAATTCTGTAAGATCATCAAAAAATTGTTCGACTCTTGCTGCTCTATTTTTATCTACACCAAGGTCAAGTAATGTACCACCTAAAGAAAAAAATCCTTTTGGTATTGCAATTAGACCCGATGCAACACCAGATAATACTGATTCTATTGTGCCTACTTTATTTTCATTACTAGATGATTGACCAGCTAGTATTTCCTGTATGGTAGCCATGGATTACCCCTGGAATAATGTTGATGCGTTTCCTTGTTCGTCTATATAAACTGCAGTCTTATCTATAATATATATACCCGGACCTTTGTTTTGAGCATCAACTATTTCTTTAACAAGAGCAGTATCATTTGTATAATCATCACCTTTTCTTAATTTAATAGTCTCAGCTGTGTCTGCTAATACTATAGGTTGAGTTTTATATGTTTTTAAAACAGAGTTGTAAACATTTGATGTAGAATTAGAACCACCTGCAGCTTTTGCTCCTACCAATATATTATCAATTAAACTACCACCACTTAAATCTTTTTGTATTTTTTCTGTCGCTACTTTTTTATAAGCAAGATCAGCTTGTTTTGTAGGGTCAGATAAATTTATATCTTTTGTAATCTCACCTTTAAGTATTGCAGCATCAATTTGTTTTTTAAGATCTGCAGATTTATCTAAGTTACCTGAGATAGCTTGTATAATTCTATTTTGTAAATTACCCGATTTAATAGATCCTTTAAGATCTCCACCTTCTTCTTGTATAATTTTACTAGCATCTATTAATGAATCGTAAGCAGCATTTTTATTCATCTTATCTATACCCATAAGTTTATAATATCTTTTTCTGTTTGCTTCTATTCTATCAGAAACTAATTTATCTTTTTGTTCTGTGCTTAATTTTTTTTCTTTTGGTGTTAAAAACATTCCTGGATCTCCACCTCCTGGTGCTCCAGATTTACCGCCTTCACCAGCTGGTTTATAATTTTTTGGATCTTCAGGGTCCGGCGTACCATCAGGTAATAATGCACCACCACCATAATAAAGAATAGATCCAGCAGTTAACGGAGATGAAGCTATTCCTTTCGCAACTTTTTTTATAGGTGCACCAAATTTACCACTACCTTGAACAATAGCTTGACCAGCTTTAAACTCAGGAGACCCCATTAAATATTTACCTACAACATTTGGTTGAAAAACTGATTCTTTTACATTTTTTGAAAACCCTGCAGGCTCATAAAATCTTTTATTAGGTCCCGCAAAAGTTCTTTGAACTGCTCTAGTTGCAAATTTACCCAAAGGTCTTGCTAAAGCTCTACCTGCAGCAAGTAATAATGGTGCAAATTGAACAGCATATTTTTGACGACCACTAGCATCTTGTGGTGCAAAAGGACTACCAACAGTATTAATAGCTTGTGGTTCTTTCATACCAGACATGATCCCTTCTTTAATAGGACCACCATTTTTAAACATTGGTCTATTTAATGGTCTCATGTTAACCTTTACTTCCGTACATTTTTCCAAACAGACCTGCAATACCTGTAGCTGTGCTCAATGCAGTAGCAAATGGACTAGCTGCTCCTCCATCTAATGGAGCTGCTTGTGATCCAAATCCTGCAAGTTTACCAAGACCGGCACCATATTGATCTAGTCTCTGTAAAGGTTCATAAGCACCTGTTCTTGCTGCCTGTTGATCGGCTGTTAATTGTGACTGTGTAAGACCCTGTCTGAATGCACCGAGGTTACCAAGTGCAGAAACATCCTGACCCATAGATCCTCTTTGGAAATTAGACAGACCCATTTGTTGTGCAGCTAGATTACCTTGATTTTGAAAATTCTGTTGTGCTAGATTTGATGCTTGTGTGAAACCCTGTTGTTGTAATTGTGCAAGAAGACTAGCTCTGTTTCTTAAATTATTTGCATCAAATTCTGACATCTGTACACCCTCTCTACCACCACCGAAAGCTCCTGAGATCGCTGCCTGGTCCCTGATTCCTTGTCTACCCATAGCGGCCTGTCTATCAAAATCAGATAGAGTTGTGTTGATGACCTGTTGTTGAAACGGAGACATGAACTGTTGAAATGCCTGTGGTCCAGCTGATGCTGCTTGTTGACCAATAGCACCCTGTGCTGCCGTTAAGAATGGTTGATATGAACCAACACCCGATCTTGCAAGATTTACCGCCTGTGTCTGTAATGGATCCTCACCAGCAACAAACTGTCTACCGGTAAATGTACTTGTTTTTATAGGTACTGAAGTTGCTGCCGTTAACTGTTTAGCAAAATCTTTTGATGTATCTTTTAAATAATCTGGTAATGCCATTATGCTATTCTACTCTCCAACATTTGTGATTGATCAAACATTTCCTGTGCAGGATTCATACCCTGAGACTCTTCAGATATCATACCACCTGCCTCTAGATTGTCCATCATATTTTGCATAACCTCAGCGCCTTTGTCTATGTCGCCTCCGCCTGCATTTCTTACAGCGTCTGCTGTAAATACAAATTCATTCTTGCTGAGTCTAGCCGGTACATCGTCTGCTCTCTCTTCCTCTCCTAGTGGTACAAAACCACCCTCTCTATAATCTTTTTCTAGACCACCTAGGTCCATGATTCCGCCTTCTTGTTTTTGATTTAATGAAGATAGGTAATTAGTTATTTGATTAGCTGTAGCACCTGTAATAGATTCTATAGTGCTCATATCTGCACCTTGGTTTTTCATATTTTTAATCATAGACATCTGTTCTTCTGATAAAACCATTTCACCTTGACTATACCCTGGTCTTAAACTAGCCAGTCCACCATCAGCTGCATAAAAGTTATCTACAAATTTTGGTTTAGGTAAGAATCTTAGACTCGGATCTTGGTTTCTAGCTTGTTGTACTATACTTGCGATACTACCTGGTGTTTCTGTAAATGATGTTTCTGGAACTTCCTCCTCTTCATCACCACCCATTAAGAATGGTGCAGCAATTGCAGCAGCTCCAAGTCCACCACCTAATAATCTTAGTGCACTAAATGGATTATCTTTGTCTCCACCTACTCTAAATACATTTCCTATTTGACCTAAAAAACTTTGGTCTCCAGCTTTTAATCCTGAGAGAATACCACTTCCAAAACCAGCTCCTGGTATTCTAGATAGTGCACCACCAAAGAGCTTACTACCCGAAGCAAAAGGACCAAGTCCTCCAGCATACATAGCTCCTGCTCCCAATAAAGCAGCTTTACCTATTGGTGATTTAACTACTTTCTTTACAGCACGTTTGGCCTTTTTAAAAATTCTTTTTATAAAATATGATTTAATACCAGTGCCATTAATATCTTCACCAGCACCACCCCTAGATTTTAATAGTTTAGCTTCATCTTTATTGATATATGCTAAAGATTCACCAGGAGGCGCCATTCTTTTAGCGTCTTCTAATGTTAAAATACCACCATTTTCTTTTAATTGTCTTGGTTGCTGCATTCTAGATATTGTCATAATTTAGCCTAAATTCTCTTTGTATAGTGTTTTACGGTTATAATCAATGTCCTTTTTAAAGTCTACGTCTACCTTATTATAATCTACCATTAGGTACCCACTGTCATGTTTCTGGCTAGCCCAAGGCACTTCATGAGCCATAACACCTTGATATTTAGTAGGGTTATTTAAATAATTAAAGCTGTAGATATTTATATTAGATGGTGATTTACCTATCAACTCTACGTTTTCTTTTAATCTAATATCACTGAAACCTAGATCCGAACTTCTATTGTCTGCGGATCGTTTACTACTCCCACCGTAACCACCATCTCCAGAATGATCTTTACTTTTATCATATTGATTACCATAATTAGGATTATTTTTCATAAATTCTCCAGCTGCTTTTTTATCTGCGGCTGCTTGTGCAGCTGCTGCGGCTGCTTTTTTATCTGCTAGATCTTTTTGATAGTTTTGATTTGCTAAAGCTTCTCTATATTGAAGAGCTCTAAAACCAGTTACTATATTACCAAAACCATCAACAACATCGTCTTCATCATTAAGTGAAAAACCTTTATCTGTTAAATCATTAAATATATCTGCTTGTCCGTCAAAGTATCCTTTAGCTCCAAAATTTAAACCTGTTGCTGTTTTCATACCCGATGGTCCTGAGAACAACAAACCCTGTCCTGCTAATTGATTGTATGCACCTTTTTGCATATCATTTAAACCAGCAATACCATAACTTGGTCTACTGCCATCATTCATTTTTTTTTCTATAGCATTTATTGCCAGATTTCCAAATGGAATAAGACTAGCTGCAATTCTAGCAACACCCGGTACCTCTTTTTTATAACTATAGTTATATCCAGTTGGACTCATTGCTAACTCATCTCCTACAAACTGTCTTCCTATTCCAACAGCTTGCACACCCCCTGGAAGTCCACCCATATAACCAGGAGCTCCATACTGACCATAAGACACAGGACTTACAGCTGAACCATATCCAAAAGCATTTCCTCCAATATTTGTTATTCCTCCTTCACCTTGTCTACCAGTAGTTCTAGGAGACGCTATATTTAAAGAAGCTATACCGCTGTCCTCATCAAAACTTAAATTTTTAGGAGTAAATGCACCTCTATACATTTCTTGAGGTATAAAACTGTAACCCTGATTATAAATATTTTGATCGGCTTGATTATAAAAACTAGGTGCTACCATTACTCTTCCTTATCTGATTCTGCATTTAGCGCAGGCATTTTTGCAACTTTTATTTTTACAGATCTAGTAACGTGTTCTCTTTTTGTGTCAGTGTCAGGATGATTAATATCATCCTCCGCTTCTTTATCAGAGTTATATTCTTGACCTGTTTCTTTATTTCTTAAAACTATTTCAGCTTCACATTCTACAACAGGAACCTGTTTTCCATCTACTGTAACATATTTTATTGATCCGTCTTCTTTAAACGCCATAAATTATTCCCTATTCATTTGTAACATAGATAGAATAACATGCAATCTATCTGCTGTGGTTGCTTGTACTTTTATTTGCTCATTTTCTGTCAATATTAACGGATTTGTAAGTAAGTCAATCGTAGAATTTGCCGTAATTTGTTGACTTTTAAACAAGTTAAACGTTGCATCAGAGGTGCTAACTATCTGTATTTCTATATTATCGTTAGAAGATGAGTCATTTGACACTACAAAAGACTTAACAATAGCAGTCGTAGCTGATGGTACCGTAAAGATACTAGTGTTATTATTTGTAGTCAGATCTACTTTTACATTTGTATATATATTAGCCACTTATAAACCAAGAAAATCTTTCTTGCTCCTGTTTTACTTCATTTAGATATGTTGAATTTAATTGTTCTATCACACCTGCTAAAGATCTGTTTATCTGTTTCTGTGTTGAAACATCATACTCTTCTTTTGGTTCAGGTATTCTTACTACTATCTTTGTCATTATCTTCTACCATCCGGTTGTAAGTCTAATCTAAAAGTACCAAATCTCCAAGACTCACTAGCAGAGGCATTTTCTATTTTTAGATTTACAAATCTACCTCTAGCTCTTGTATCTTTTTTAAGAGTAGAAGATGTAATTGTAAATGGACTTAAAGCCGTACTAACTTGAGTATCTTGCGGATATCTTTTAACACCAAGAGTTACCTTTGCATTTCCATTTAATGTTTTAAAATCAGGTACAAATCTTCTCATGGCAAGAAATACCTCACCAGCAAGTTTGGTAGGTGAACCTCTTTGTTTTTGTTCTAGATCTATATCATATGATTTTATAAAAGATGTTACAGTTGTAGTTGTTCCGTTTGGATTTACCTGATCTGTACCTATCTCATGTTCAAACAATGTTGTTTGTCCTAAACCACTCTGACCTACAATAACAGGAAAAGTTCCTGTGGCATTAGAATTATATTTAGTTGCAAAAGGTTTTGGATAAATAGTTGCATCTACCCAACTGGTTCTTGATTCAGTTCCTGAGTACCAAACACCTCCAGGTATTTTTGTAAAAGAAGATTCACCATAATTATATATAACATACTTGTCATTGTATTCAGAACTAGCGCTTGGATAATACCATACAACTTCTGTAAATAGATTATTTAGACCTGCCGTTATCTGTTGACCTTTTGTAGTATCAATGTTTTGAAATACATGATCTTCAACAGTGCAGGGTAAAGATCTTACTGTACCATCAAATGCAAAAAATCCTTTTGGACTCATCCAGAATGCTACACCATCTATCTCTACAGCTGCATTCTTACCAATCAATCCACAGTTGGTACCCACCTGTTCAAAACCAAATGTAAAAGGTGATCCAATAAACTTCATTGTATACAATGCATTATCAGTCCATATCAAGATTGTTTCTTTAGCTTTTAACGCTCCAACAATTTTTGTTCCATCCTGTAGTCTTTGTGTGCCTGCAGTATTAATGGCAGTAGGTGCATATGTATTAATTCCTTCTTGATTAGAGAATCTTATAAACATATCGTCCTGTGTTGTAGTTGTTCCTATAGTAGTCTCTGTTGCAAGATGTATTAAGTGCCTAGTTGTAGGTGAAACCAATGTAACTCTACTTGCTGTGGGGTTATCCGTTGTTTGAAAATTTGTAGTTGTTGTAGAAGATCTTGTTGTAAGTGGTGACGCTGCTCCTCCATTCCATGTAAATGTTTTGCCGTTTGCAATCGTTGCAATCAACACCTCACCAAAATTATCCAATGACCACAGTCCTGGTTCTAGTGATACCGTAGACGCTGCTGCCGCTTGGCCCCAGCCTCCTCCTCCATAACTAGCTACACCCCAACCATAACCATATGTCTGTGCTCTTGGTCCAACTGGCTCGTATGGTTTAATGCTTAGACTACCACCAGTCGATACAGTTCCTGTAGCATTACTAGATTGTGTGATTGTAAATGTTCCTGTTGTTGGAACGGTTATTACTTGAAAATTTTTATCTTCAAAGTCAGCATTTTGAAAACCTGTACCACCTGGTAATGTAACTGAATCTAACTGTATGATATCTCCAACAGATAATCCATGTGCAGCTTTTGTAATTGTACATGTTGGTGATCCATTTGTTGTGGCTATTGTTGCAGAGGTTAGAGTTGTTTTTAAAGGGGTGATGTCATAAAGCTGACCCTCAAAATATATAAGTAAAAATTTATCTGTTCCTATAGCAACATATCTGTTACCCGATAGATCAGTAAAAGCATGCATTGCTCTTGCTACACCTACAACTGTATCTGTAACTAGTGATGACCATCCGCCAACTTTTTCTGGTAGACCGTATCTAAATCTCACATTATCAGAATCTACCCATCTGTTTTCTGCACCTGCATCAGATGATTGTTTGTCTATTCCGGGAAGAAAGCTATATTCAGTTAGAGCCATTTGTCAGCTCCTATATTTTATCTTTGTATGCCCAGCCTCTTGTAGCGTTTACATATACTAAAGTGAAAGCTGAACCATTTACATTAACAACTAGATTAGATGCTGCCCCTAATATATTTGAACCATTTCTAGCAATAGTTAGGTTATTGGAATTAACATTATTACCGCTATCTATAAAATGCACCTCGTTACCTATAGATGGTGACGCCGGTAATGTTACAGTTACAGAGCTACTTATACCACCACCCGATGTATCTATAAGCAACTGATCTCCGTCTACTGCTGTATATGCACCCGGAACTGTGTAGTAACCTTTACTGATTAAACCTTTACTAACATTTGTACCATCAGAATATAATAAAGACTTAGATCCAACAGGTAGAGTTACCCCGTTCCCTGATGCAGTTTTAAATGTTAATGTACGATTATTAGATCCCCTAGTAGTTGCATCTTCTACTATAACAACTCTCTCTGCAGAGTCTGGTAATGTGACTGTTCTGTTAGCGGCTAATGTGCCTGTAAGTTTTATATATAGATTTTTACCATTAGATACAGCTCCATTACTAATAGCTAATGCTACATCACTAGATGCAACGTCTATAGATATGTATCCAGATGCTGCTTGTTCTAATTGTTGTAGATTAGTATTGGTTATCGTACCCCATGTGCCGGACTTTTCACCGGTTGTCATTAACTCTAGTTTTAAATTCGTCGAAAAACTCGATGCCATAATTCTCCTATGGGTTTAATGGATCTATTGGGACCCATACCCCTGTAGCGTTCGGATTTATATCATTCCAAGATACCACACTAACAGTACCATTGGCAAGTGTTAATCTATTGCCTGTTACAGCTGTTCCAAAACCAACAGTGCTATTTCCTACAGAAACGGTAAATCCGTTACCGGTAGTCAATACTACTACATTCTGAATACCTACTCCAGAAAAAGTTGTTGCCGAAAAAGACGTTGCTCCAAAAAACATTACGGTATCTCCACCCAGGTTTGTGTTGCGTTTGTAGGCACTGCCTCCCACATTCTTAAAGTTACATCATTTGTAGTTATATTAGATTGTATACCAGTTGGAAGAACTTTTGCTTTTGCAAATACATCTAATTTAACAGGACTTCCTTGACCCATTTCGGTGGTTGTAACTGTGAAATTATTACCTGTAACTATTGCTGTTGCATTAGCTTTAGCTACCGCATTTCCTATCGTTACATTAACAATATTACCTGTTACCGATAGATTACATTTACCGATTACTGTTACGTTTCCAGTATTTAATGGTAGAACATTACCCGTGATAGGTGGTGCAGAGCTACCCTTAGCTGTAACATTACCCAGAGATACTCCGAATGCATTACCTGTTACAGGAACATTTTTAGGTATGGATACTGCTACGTTTCCGTTAGAAAAAGTTATGTTGTTACCCTGTAATACCACTAAAGCTTTTGCTATTATAGTAGGATTACCCGTGCTTATACTGAGACTATTTCCGGTAACTGATACATTACCTTTTGCTTTTATTGTTGAATTACCAACACCTATATTGAGCTGTATACCTTGAGCCGCTACAGTAGCATTAGGATTAAATCCTACGTCTGCAAAGGCTGAGGTTGAAAAAGGTGTAGCACCGAAGTACATGCGAGGTTACTTCGCGTTACATGGTACGTTATTAGTTCCTACTAAAGGTGCTTCTGCAAATGTCATGTAGATATATGTACCACCAGATGCATTAATTCCACCACTACTGTTTCTAATTTTTACTCCATTTGATACAAAATCAAACCAATCAGCACCAGTATATTCAGTACCATTAGAATCTGCTTCAAGTCTTTTATCTACAACATTAGTAGGATTTCTGTGTTTATCCATTATCATCCAACCATCTGCTGTATCAGTTCTTTTAAACATAAACCAAGCTGGTTTAAATCCAGTGTAAATAAATGTTCCATCTGTACTAGCATTACCAGTATAAGAACCAAACTTGCTGTAACCAGTTTTTTCTGCAAAGCAATAAGCTACAAAACCATAGCCATTAGTTTTGATATCTCCAGAACTACCAACTGTAAATACTTGATTAGTTGGTTCTGCATTATTCCATCTTGTATTTGATGTAGTTGCAGATGTTGTACTATTAAGTGATAAATATTTAGTTGCACCTATACCAGAATGATATACTGGCCAACTTGTTCCTGATTGAGTATGAGATTTTGCAATTATCATGTTAGGTTTAACACCTAAACCATGACCAATAGTTGCTCCTGTATTTCCATCACCTGTCCATTTAACAATACTAAATCCTGCTGTTGTGTTTGCAGACACAGTTGATGTTATGCTTCCATCAGAGTTTGATGAACCAGAGCCATTTGCTTTCCAGTTCCAACCTACATAAGTTTGTGAACTATTATTATAACCATTACTTGTACCAAAAGTATAACCATCTGAATCAAAAGACGATATACCATTACTATCTGTATCTTCAGCATTATTTAAATTAGAATATATAACTTTGGTACTTCCTCTAACTGAATCTACTAAATAATGATTATATCCTGCTACAGTTCTTCCTTTAGCCCAAACCCAATCAGGTTGAAATCCTACACCTGTTTCTGATTTACCGCTTCCTGTTCCTGACCATGTTATTGTATTAAAGTGTAAGTTAGATTTATTAATTGTTGTATAAGCCATTATAAATTTAATCCTTTTGTTGATAAAGCTCTATAGCCTGTTGGGGGTTGATAATTAAATTTAGAACTTCCGTCTGCACCTGCATAACCATTACCAGAATTTCCAGTTATAGCTGTTGTTCCGAAATATCCATTGCCAAAATTTACATCAATAGTGCTTGTTCCATAATGTGTAATAATTGGTACTATAGTTTTACCATTCTTTATGGTTGATGAAGTTCCGACAGCACCAAAATCAAAATTAGTAACAATAGCTGAATTATTTTTATAAACAGAAAACAATGAGTTATCATAATCTACTGCAAAACCACCAATATCGTTTTGAGTAAATACCCCATAGTCAGCAGTAGTCATTGTTCCATCTGAACCTGTTTCTGCTACCCTAATTTCTCCACCATCATTATTATAAAATAAAACACCATTTCTATATGGATATGCTAAAGCATAGTCGTCAAGACCACCAAAACCTATATACCAATTATTATTATTTGAGCCTGTAAATTTAGTTTCAAAATAATATTTTCCACTTGTTATACCTAAAGTAGCATTTGCACCTTGCCAACTAGAACCAGTTCCTGTCAAACTTAAATTACCATTTGAATAAGTCATTGAAGCTGAATACTTGTATAAAGGGTTCATTGTGGCCATTACCATTGATGGATTATCTTTTACATCTGTAATTGTACCACCGCCTAAAGTAAAGTTATTTGTATTAGGAGATTGGTCTGTTAGTGAATTTCCATCTTTTAATAAAAAGAAACCATTACTTCCATAAGTTACACTAGGAGAAACATTTATTCTCCATTCTCCAGTTGTACTATCTGTAGAACCAAAAGTTGAAGCAGTATAAGCTGTGCCATCTATAAAATGAAAATGTGACAGGTAGCCATCAAAATAATCGGCACCTGAACCTTTTTGACCAATGTAATTAGGATAAGCATTATTAAATGAGGTAGTTTGATTTTGTGAATATTCATTATCAGTAGAAAAATCAGTTTCCTCAACTCCATTAACATAGATTTTACAATCTGGGGAAGAAACACTATTATCATTTGCTATAACTATGTGATACCAATTCGAGGTGTCCCTAAATTTTCTAGTAGTTATTTTCTGTAAAAAATAAGAGGTTCTGTAATCATGTATCTCTAAACTATCATTACTAGTAAATCTAATCTGGCTACTATAAGTGCCACTATATCTTGCTGCCGCCATGCATTGGTTTGATCCCAAAGTACCCCTCTTTACCCAAAAAGAGTATGTCCATTTATACACTGAACCATGTGTATTTGGTAAAGTTAAAGATGCGTAAGTATTAGCCATTAATTAAATCCTCCTGAACCTGTTGCACCATGGTTTATAGTGATAGTAAACTGTCGGTCTGCCGTCTGGCCCTGCGCATCCGTTGCCCTAACGGTAAACGTATACGTGGTAGTCTGTGTTGACCCTGACTCAGTTCCAGTGATTGCACCAGTGCTTGTATTCAAACTTGCACCACCTGGAAGTGATCCAGATTGTACTGCAAAACTTGTAGCATTTGTAGCTGCTACTGTAAAGCTGATAGATCCGCCATTTTGTATTGTTCCTAAACTTCCTGCAGATGTTGTCCACGCAGGTGCATCAGATACAGTAAGTAAAGCCGTTCCTGATCTGGTTGCGATACCATCATTATTTTCTAGTCTTAAAAAATATGTACCATCTACAGATATAGTAAATGTTGCAACAACAGTTGTTGCATTTGTAAATGATACTGAGTCTGCTGTTATAATTGCACCAGTAGATGCATTGATCGCATCAACGAAAGGTGGTGTAGAACTATCTTTAAAATTTGTACCTGTAATTGTTACAGCTGTTTGTGTGTTTTCTATAACACCTGGACTAATAGATGAGATTGTTGGAAACGTGACACTATTAGAAAAAGATAGTGTGCCAGATCCATTGGTAGAGATTACCTGACCACTTGTACCATCAGATACAGGTAATTTTAAAAACACACCTGTGTTGATTGTTGGTGAATTATGTATTGTGTGATTACCCATGTGTGCGTGTGATGAACACTGATAATATAAAATACTAGGTGTATCCTTATCTACAGCAATAGTTGTGTGTGCACCTGAGTTTCCTGGTGCAGGTGAACTACCTGTGTTAGTTACTCCAGTCGTAAATTCTGTTGTCTTAGCAGCATCAACATAAAATCTTATTGGGTGTCCAGAGTTGGTTGCATCTGATTGATCAAACTTATAGTAATAAGGTTTTGCTGTGTCATTACCTTTTAATTCTATAATCGGTGCTTCAATACCATTTATAAAATATGCATTAGAACTACCAACACCATTGTAAGGGTGAGCTGCAGTTTTACTAGCTACAGTAACTGTATATACTATTGGAGCAGATGATGATGCATACGGACTAAGAAATCCTCCACCACCAGAATCTTTACTGATGATCAGATTACCGTTTTGGTCCTGTATCGTGTCTACTTTTAATATACTACTCATAATTATCTTGCTGTTGCCGGTATACCGTTTCCTACGTTAGCTACTAAAGGTTCTTCTGCAAATGCTGCGTAGATGTATGTTCCATTACTAGCATTTAGACCAGAGCCGTCGTGTCTAATTTTAAAACCATTTGAAAGTATGTCTACTAAATCATCTGTATTATCTTCTGCATTATTTGTATTTGCAGTTAAACCATGAACTTGAGGATTAAAACCATCTCTTTTTGAATCATAAATTTCCCAACCGCCTGTACCACCACTTCTTTTAATCATAACCCAAGCTGGTCTAAAACCCAGATGAACATACGGACCATCACTTGCTGAACCGTTGCCAGTAAAACTTCCTATTTTACTGTAACCTTTGACACTATGAAAACACCAAGCCATCATTGTAATAGTATTTGGATTTGTAGCTACTGTATTACCACCATTAGATAATGAAAACACAGATGAAGTCGGTGCTGTGTTTGACCACATTCCTGTATCCGATACAGCTCCATGAGTATTATTTAATGTCAAATATTTTCCAGCTCCATTAATAGCATCATAAGTTACCCATCCATAAGTACCTTGACCTCTTGCTTTTAATATTATTAGTTCTGGTGCTGTTGACAAACCATGTTTAACTGTTTGTGAGTTTGAGCCATTTCCTGTCCAAGTACAAAGACTAATCCCAGCATCAGTGCTTACACGTCCAGCACTATCAATATCACCAATACTTGTAGAACTTGCATCATTTGTAAATGATGTTCCAGCTTTCCAATTCCAAGCTACATGATTAACAGTATTTCCATTAGTACCACTATAATCTCCTAAAGTAAAACCATTT